CCCGGGGGGGGGGGGGGGGGCGCCGCCCCCGGGGCGGACTAGTCACTCAAGGAACTACTCCCTGGGTAACTCAGGGTCAGGACGCGGCCATTCGGTTTGAACAGGCAAGCAGCACTGTCGCGTACAGCGGGTCCGCCCCCCCTGGGGCCAGCGAGACGTCTGCTGTCTGGAAAATATCTAGGGTCGTCACAGACTCGTCAGGGAACGTGACGGTCACCTGGGCTGGCGGGGTCAGTACGTACTCGTACTCCTGGTCTTCCAGGGCTTCTCAGTCATACTCGTAAAGGCGTAGATGGCAACCGTCACCACGCTCACAAGCGGCACCGACACGACTGGCGCCGTCTGGTCGGGCGGCAGCAAACCTGTCGACGGCGACAAGGTCACGATCTCCAAACTCGGCACGGCGACCAGTCGAACAACGTCGGGCTCCATCAGTGCCGGGTCGGCGAACGTGCCCGTCACCGCCGGCACTGGCACGGGCTTGATTGGTGAGGTCATCGAGTTCGACAGCCGACCGGGCGAGTATTACGAACTGACCACAGGATTCACGGCAAGCGCAGGCACTGCCGTTGTCACACCAGTTCTGGCCGGCGCCATCGCCTCGGGCGCCACGCTGCGCAATCGGGGGCACAAGGTGGTGCTGACCGGTACGACGGTATGGGGCGACGACACAGCGACCGGCGTCACGGTCAACGGCGTGCTGTACTGGGACCGGGCCGCTAACGCGAGCATGCAGGTCAAGGGCACATACACCGTCGGCGCGACGGGCACCGAGGATCGCGGCACGGCTGTTGATCCGATCACGAGCGTGAATGCGACGCTGCTGTGCAATTACTCGGCGGTGCTGGCCGCAAACAAGTACACGTACACAAAAACCGCAGGCGGCAGGGTCAAGCACTACGGCGTAACAAGAACGCGCCTGACGACGCTCACATCAGCAGCAAGTGCTGGCGCAACGAGTTTCCCTGTCGCGGACGCCACGGGCTGGGCCGTCGGTGATTCCGTCATCATCCTGCCAACCACCGCCAGCGACCTTGCTACATCATTCGAGCAGCGCACCGTCAATTCAGTATCTGGCCTGACCATCGGCATATCGAGCGGTCTGACGTTCGCCAAGGCTTCGGGCGCGTATATCGTCAACGTGTCGAGCAACATCACCACGGCGCCTTACGACGCGACGAAGGGGTTTAACGCGACGTTCTCGTCATCATCGGCGTCACTTGCTCGGGATTTCGATTGCTGCAATAGTGCGTTCTCTGCCGGCACAAATAACGGCACCCAGCCGTGGGCGCTGAGCGGGTCCAGTGGGGCGACCGACGCCAACGCGATCTATGCCGACAAATGCGTGTTCCGCGGAACAACAGCAACGTCTGCACTTGTGCTGTCGGGCGCGGCACATGCACCAGTATTGACCGGATGCATTGCGGCAGACGACGGGAACTCGGGCGCAGCCCATCAGCAGTTTGATGCATCTGTTTTTAGTGGTGGGGTTTTGCTGGGTCTATCGCAGCAAAGCAGAGGACTTTTGTCATCGGGGCCATCTGCTACAACGCCTGGGGCGTTTGGCAGACTAACCGGCTCGCTGATAGCCGCACCCGGCGTTTTTAGGGTGTTAACGCAGCTAAGCGCAACCGCTGGCGAGTTTTCAAGCAACACTATCCTTACAGGTAGCGCATTTGGCACTCATTGGCAGATCGTCGCGCCGGGCTGCACAATAAACAACATCAACGTCGACCCATTCAACATGCAGACGCTGGCGGCGTGGAGCATTACAAACACGTCAGCAAAAAACAGCATAGTCGCGTGCCGGTTCGTACAAGACCCGACATGGGTTTATGGGACGTATCCAAACTGCCGCATCACCAGCACCTTCGCCGTTGCCCGCAGTAACTCACGCACGCACGAAATCTGGGACAACGAGGGCTACGCCTACAGCGACACTAGCACCCGCAATCGCGGCGATGCTGCGCTGCAAGTCGTCAACCGCACGACATCACCGTTCGTCTACACCTTCACCGCAGCTATCCCCAACGGCGAGACGCGGCGCGTCATCGGCTACCTGCGCCGCAATGCGACATACGCAGCGGGCAGCATGCCGACGATCACGCTGTCGATTCCTGGTGTGACCAGTGTCGTCAGTGCTGTGACCGACACGGCAGATACGTGGTTTCAGACTGATCTGAGCATCACGAACACCACGGGCAGCACGAAGGAAATCACCGTCACGTTGAGCGCGAACGGAGCAGCCAACGCCAGCAGCTCAGCATGGTTCGACGGTGTTCCCATCTACCCGTTCGTGCAAGAGGTTCGGCACTACGGCTTCGTCTTTGACGAGGCAAACCCCTTTCGCGTGGTGAACGCAGCTATCGGCGCCAGCGAGTCAACCGCCGCAGCATATACCGGCGTCACGATGACGCCTGCCACGCCGCAGATCACAGTGGGAGCCGGCACGGCAGGCACATGGCAGAAGGTTTACGACTACTCGCAAGCCTGGGCAGTGTTGAACCTCACCGAGACGGTGCGCCTGACAAGCACAGACGCGCAGACGTTCTCCCTGCCACTGACATGCAAGCTCTCATGGCCGGGCATGCCTGGAGACAAGACGCTGTCGGGCGGATGGCTGCTGCTGGCGGCAACCGGTGTGCACAGCTATCGCCTATCGGGCACGAAGATCGAGTTTCAGGCGGCAGGCGCCTACAACATGAGCGGCACGACGTTCGCTGGCATGGTTGAACTGGTCAATACGTCGGGCGGCGCGGTCACGGTGTCTGTGCCAAGCGGCACGAGCTACACCAATACCGGCCCGTCGATCACTGTCACGACGCCGACGGTCACGCAGTCGGTCACTGTCAACGGCTTGGTGTCGGGCTCGCTGGTGCAAATCTATGACCTGACAAACTCTGTCGCCCTGTCGACGGGCACGAGCACAACGACATACTCATGGACGGATTCCTCACCAGCAGTCGCCTCTCGGTCGATACGGGTGCGGGTTGCCTATGTGTCCGGCGTCACTGCCAAGCTGTTCATTGAGGCCAGCGTCGGCACTTGCGGCACAACGAGCGTTGCCGCGGGCGTGACCTACCTCGCCAGCCAGCAGACGGACACGGCCTACAACGCCAACGCCATCGACGGTTCGACGATCACGGGCATCACGATCAGCGATGGCATCAGCCGTATGGTGATCAGTATCGCGGGTGGATCGGTGTCATGGTCGCAAATCTACGCCTACAACGTGTATTGGCTAAGCACACTGGCCGGCATCGTCGACCAAGGCGCCATCATCACGGCTGTCGACACAGCCAACTACACGGTTGCCGGATTCCAAATTCGCAATACAAGCGCCGTGCCTTTGTCGATCACTGGCGGGTATGGCCGTGATTCTGCAACCGGCACGGTGGCGAGCCTGATCGACACGGCAGGGTCAACCGGCAACATCTACCAGACACCTGACCATGTAGTCGCGTATGCAACTGGCTCGGGCCTGAGTCCGGCTGAATCGGCGCAGTTGATGGGGTTGCCTGATGCGGCTCTTGTTGCTACTATTGTCACGGGATCCACCCCTACGACTGCGCAGAATGCATCTGCGGTGTGGTCCTCCCCACAGGCGCTTACCGTCGGTAAGTTCATATCTCTAAAATAAAGGTCTTGTATGGTGGGATCTACGTCTGTAGTAGTCTCTAGGCGATGGAACGACGCGGCTGTAACCGTGCAGGTTTCTAATGCTGGCCTAGCCATGTCCGTTTCTATAGAGGACTTCGTCAGGGCGCTGGTGGCTAGCATGCCCAGTCCCGCGCTAGTGTTCACTAAGTCTGCGCTAGAAAGTGCGGCCATCGCTGCCATACCCGCAGTGCTGGAGGGCATCAAGGAGGCTTCAGCCCATGCTCCTTGACCGCTCCAAGCCCTACGCAGACGTCTACGGCAGCGACACAATTCGCTACGAGCAGGGAGGGGTGTGCTTCAACGCTCAGGGCATCGAGCTCGGGTCTCCCCAAGAGCCCCCTAAGCTCGAGCTCGTCCCGCAGACCGATCTAGAGGTCCCCACAGACGAGCTGGAGTCTGCCAAGCAGTTCCTACGCACGGTGCTCCGCACCAGCCCCGTCTCTAAGTCAGCGGTCTACAAGGCGGCTGAGCAGAACAACCAGACGTGGGCCTGGGTCACCAAGGCTGCGGCGTCCCTCAGCATCGTAAAGTTCCAGTACCAGAAGATGGAGACCTGGAAGCTACCACAGGAGCAGGAATGACCTGGAACATCCAAGACCCGCAAGGCAACGAGTCAAAGAAGATTGTGTGGGAAGTGGCACCGTACCTGAAAGGACGGGGCCTTGACGTAGGCGCGGGGGACTTCCGCATCCTGCCCCACGCCATCACGGTAGACAACCTTCATCACCACCAGCACTTCGGGTTCCAACACAAGCCAGACATCGTCGCTGAGGCTGACAATCTCGAGATGATCGCCAGCAAGTCTATGGACTTCGTGTACTCCAGCCACACGCTGGAACACCTACAGGACACTGAGGCTACCCTGCGGGAGTGGTGGCGCGTGTTGAAGGTGGGGGGCTACCTCGTCCTGTACCTCCCCCACAAAGACTTCTACCCGAACATCGGACAGCCTGGGGCGAATACAGACCACAAGCACGACTTCCTGCCCGAGCACGTCACTGCGAAGATGCCTGCGGGCTTCGATCTCCTGGAGAACCAGGAGCGTAACGAGGGGATGGAGTACAGTTTCCTCCAGGTGTACCAGAAGCTCAGCAGCAAGGAACGGCGAGAGTCGTGGCGGTGCAGCAAGCCTGAGAAGACGGCTTGCGTAGTGCGGTACGGCGCCTTCGGGGATCTTATGCAATCCAGCTCGGTGTTTGCTGCGTTGAAGAAGCAGGGCTACCACGTCACGCTATTCAGCAGCCTGCCGGGCGCAGCAGTCGTGGAGAATGACCCCCACCTGGACAAGATTGTTCTGTTCGACAAAGATCAGGTGCCGAACGCCAACCTTACTGACTTCTGGAACTGGCAGAAAAAGAAGTTCGACAAGTGGGTAAACCTCAGTGAGTCCGTGGAGGGCGCGCTGCTCGCTATGCCGGGCCGCACCATTCACTTCTATCCCCCGGCGCTGCGGCACTCGTTGATGAACCGCAACTACACGGAGATGCAGCACGCCATCGCAGAGACCCCGTACAAGCTGGAGTCGAGGTTCTACCCCACAGAGGGGGAGCGCACGTGGGCGCAGGCCCAGCGGCGGAAGATTGGCGGCAGTAAAGTCGTCGTCTGGTCACTGGCAGGCAGTTCTGTGCACAAGACGTGGGCGGGCCTAGACAACATACTGGCTAGCTTCATGGTCAGCATGCCGGACGTGTGCGTGGTGCTGGTGGGTGGGCCGGAGTGCGTAATACTCGAGTCTGGCTGGGAGAACGAGCCCCGCATCGTCAAGACTTCGGGCGTCTGGAGTATCCGGCAGAGTCTTGCCTTCCTCGAGCAGGCAGACCTGATTATTGGCCCGGAGACCGGCGTGATGAATGCCGCCGCGCTGTTGCCCGCCCGCAAGATCGTGTTCCTCTCCCACTCTACGGCAGAGAACCTCACACGTGACTGGGTGAACACTACCTCACTGTGGGCGAAGAACACTGCCTGTCCTGGGCGCGGGAATGGTGCCGTTCCGGCCTGCCATCAGCTACACTACGGCTGGGACCACTGCAAGCGGGATGCCGAGACCGGCACTGCGCAGTGTCAGAAAGACATTCCCGTAGAGGAAGTCTGGGACGCCATCGCGGAGTGCTTAAGTGACAACATCGGGCAGCTACAGCTTCTCAGTAACTAGGGACCAGATCATCCGGCAGGCGATGTTGAACATACATCGCCTGGACCCTGACGACACCGTCCAAGGCACAGAACTCACGGACTGTGCCTTTGTGCTGAATATGCTGGTGAAGCAGTGGATGGGGAAGTCTGACTTCGCCCCTGGACTCAAGGTGTGGACTCGCAGGCGGGGTTACCTGTTCCTTGATGGCACGACGGGCGTGCGCCCCATCGGCCCCACGGCCACTGGCTGGACCAACTCGTTTGCTAGCACGGCCACCACGCTGGACGCAGCTCAGGGGGCCATAGCAGTCGTCGCTTCCTCAGTCACGGGGGTGGCCGGCACCTATCACATTGGCATTGAGTGCGCTGGCACGCTGTTCTGGACCACAGTGTCCTCAGTAGCGGGCACCACGATAAACCTAGCGGGCGCACTGCCTGCCGCAGTGCAGGCCGGGGCGCAACTTTTTGTCTACCAAACAGCAGCCCAGTCGCCCCTAGTCGTCGAAACCGCGCTTTTGCGCGATTCTGACCTCTCAGACAACCCCCTGCGCGTCATGACCGTGCAGACATACGACGCACTGCCGAACAAGGCCGACCCCACGAACATTGGCGACCCCTCAGCCCTGTATTTTGAGAAGGGTATCAACGCAGCCACGGTCTACTTTGACGTGGGGGCTGCGCAGGACGTCACCAAGTACGCCGTGCTGACCTACATGGAGCCCGTACAGGACTTCGTCAACGGCACAGACGCCCCTCACTTCCCGCAGGAGTGGTTTCTGGCGCTGTGCTGGGGGCTGGCCGAGCAGATCTGCCCCATGTTCCGCGCCAAGTGGGACCAGAAGATGGAGCAGTTGAAGAACAGCGCGCTCGCCATCGCCCGTAATGGCGGGGCGGAAATCTCTGACGCATACTTCCAACCCGGGGGCGAGGATTGAAGCCCGTACCGCTCCTGGGGCATGGGTTCAAGTCCATCGACCCGCTTATCACCAGCCAACGCCGACTTAACGTCTACTACTCTGTACGGACAGATGGCGACCGGTCGTCGGTGTTCGTCCTTGGCACCCCCGGCCTCACGTTGTTTTCTGCCGTTCCGTCTTCTCCGATACGGGGTCTTCTGCGTGTGCCCGGCGACGCAGCCACTGACCGCGTATACATCGTGGCCGGCTCCTCTGTCTACGTGATGCTGACGGCTACGGGGGCCGTCACGCTCGTTGGAGGCATCAGCACATACGTAGGCACCGCGCCAGTGGTTGGTATGGTCTACGACGGTAGGCACATACTTATTCCAGACGGCACCAATCTCTGGCAGGTTGATTCGTCAACGAACACGCTCACGGTGGTTGTGGACGCCAACGCCCCCCAGACAACTCTGTCCGTTGCGTACATTGATTCTCTGTTCCTTGCCGTGGTTCCTGGCGCTACCCGAGAGTTCCGCCAGAGCGTGTTGCTAGACCCCACCACGTGGACACCTCTGGTGTCGGCATTCAAGGAAAGCAGTGGCGACCCCCTCATAGCCATCGACGCGTTCAACAGCACTGTCGTACTCTGGGGCGAGTCCAGCATTGAGTTCTGGTCTAACATAGGCACCTCCCCCAGCCCGTTTCAGCGTGTGAACGGCACCACGCTAGCATGGGGGCTTACTGCCGTCTACTCCCGTGTCCGCATCGGTAACGACATCTACTTTGTGGGATCCAACGGCGAGAGCAGCATTCAGGTGCTGGTGCTCAGTGGGTACGCTGTCAAGCCTGTGAGTACGGAAGACGTCAACAACTGGCTAGAAAAGCGTGTGGGATTTGATGTTATGCCCTCTGCTGTGGGCATGGCGTACTCGGTGAATGGGCACGCGATGTATTGCCTGTCGTGGCCGGGAACAGCCCTCTCCATCATGCTGGACACGCTTACTGGGGTGTGGTCTGAGCTACAGACGGGGTCGTCTGGCCGGTATCTTGGAAATCTAAGTACGTCCTCTGCCCGTGGAACGCTGGTGGCGGACGCCACCACGGGAAACATCTACGTGGTGAATGCCTACAGCGGAACGGACAATGGAGTTACCATTCCCAGGGAGGTGTGCACCAAGCACCTCCGTGATGGGGGAAACACCATCTCGGTTAGTGAACTCATGATAGACATGAACACGACCGAGCAGTCCTCGGGTACGGTGTCACTGGAAGTGTCGAAGGACGGGGGCATCAATTTTGGACCTGTGAAGACACTATCCTTCAGCGGCGCCAACCCCCGCACTTCCCGCGCCGTGGTGCGCCGGCTGGGGTCCGCTGAAGACTACGTGTTCCGCATAAAGAGTGTGGACTCTTCCCCATTCATTCTGGGCAACATCTCTGCAGTGGTGGAGTCCGATGACAGTTAGACAACTAGGGAACCCCCCAGCGGGGTCTCCCATATCTAGGTCTATGTCGCCTACGCTTCAGGGGGTGGAGAAGGCGTGGCTGACTTGGTTTACTGAAGTACAGCGCATCAGCGCCTCAGTACAGAACTTTACGTTCGATGGCGATCGGGGGGACGTCACTGTCAGCGGCAGCGGCGCTGTGTGGACCATTGACCCCAAGGCAGTCACGCTTGCCAAGGTGCAGGACGTGCCCACGTCTACGTTCCTCGGCCGCACTACGGCGGGCACCGGCAGCGTAGAGACGCTCACCCCCACGCAGGTGACTGCCGCGCTGGACTCCTTCAGCGGCACAGTCAAGGGGCTAGTGCCTGCCAGCCCCGGTGGAACACGCCTACTCCAAGCGGATGGAGCCTGGGTGCAGGACGTCACGGTAAATAACCTCACTGTGGGTGGGGGCTTAAAATTCGGAGTGTTTACCGTTTCTGCGCTCGCCCCTGTTACGGGGTACATCACAGTCACTGACTCTGGCGGCACTGTTCGTCATTTGGCGGTGGTGTGATGGGCCTTGCAGCAGTAATCCCGACCGAATTCGGCGTCAACGCTACGTACTGGCACATCGGAGCAGTCAGCCAAGACTACCGAACCAAGACGTGCGAGGTGTTGCTATTCGGCTACGTGACGAAGGTGGCGCAGGAACGCGGTAAGCTCCCCATCGCGTCGGTTAAGGTTTCACTTTCAGGCAATGACTTCCGCCCCGACGCGGACCGGGCCACTCTGTATGCTATACTTGTGAATAAGCCTGAGTTCCTAACCGCAGAGGCTATATGACATTCGGAATCAAGTTCTTTGGTGGCGAAGAGGCCGACGGCAACGTGTTCGTCGTCGAAACCACGGCGCCCGCTGGGCACATGCTGGAGTCCCACGTCCACCCGCACGCGCACACCTCCGTGCTAGTGTCTGGCACCGCTATCGTTACAATCGACGGCGTGGAGCAGGAGTTGACGGGGTACTGCACGGCCACGGTGCCGGCCAATACGCGCCACTCTGTCTACGCCAAGACAGACATCATCTGGCTGTGCCTGTGGGCTGGGGATCTAGCCCCGCGCCAGTTGGCTGAAGAATCGCTGAGGCTCGTGGCATGAACGCGCAGCTCATCGGTCAGGGTCTGAACGTGGCGCCCATCTACTGGGCGCTGCTGAAGAACCCACAGCTATGGAACGAGCACACTACGCGCACCGCCAGCCCGGAGAGCCCGCACTACGGGCTTGACGACATCTGGCTCCGGTACGGAGAGCCCGAGCGCTCGGTTGACGGCCAGCCGCATACGTCGTTCTGGTACCCCAGTGCCGACGTGCTGGGCGTGAAGGGCTTGTGCTCGGACATCCTGCACTTCACCAACGGGGTGGAGCTGGGCGGGGTACTCATCACCCGCATCCCCCCTGGCAAGACGTGCAAGCCGCACGTGGACCCCGGCTGGCACGCCCGTAGGTACTCGAAGTTCGCCGTGCAGATTGCCAGCGCCCCGGGGCAGGTCTTCGCAATGGAAGACTGCGCCCTGGAGACCAAGCCGGGCGACCTGTACTGGTTCGACAATCAGTACCTCCACTGGGTGGAGAACCCCACCCCCTACGAGCGCGTCTCGATGATTATTTGCGTACGACTGGAGACCTGATATGACCTTCAATCAATCTCTTCTGGACCTTAGCGGGGATAACACCCCCGCTAAGGTAGCGTGACGTTATCCCGTGGGCCGCAGCAGCAGTAGTTGGAGGGGCGCTAATCAGCGCCGATTCGTCGCGTAGCGCGGCAAACAAGCAGTCGGACGCAGCGAACCGGGCGACAGACATATCCGCCGAGCAGCGCAAGCCGTGGGTAGATGCGGGCACTGCCGCGCTTGGCGATCTGTCTGCGGGCCTCAAGCCTGGGGGTGAGTTCGACAAGAAGTTCTCCATGGCCGACGCCACGAACAGCGACGCCATGCAGTTCGCCCTCAAGCAGGGCGAGCAGCAGATCGGCAACAGCTTCGCGGCCAAGGGCGGCCTGCTGGGCACGAACGCACAGCAGGCGGGCACCAAGTTCGCCGAGGAGAACGCTGCCCAGTTCCAGAATCAGGCGTTCAACCAGTGGATGGCGCAGCAGAACCAGAAGCTGAATGCCACACAATCTCTGGCGCAGGTGGGGCAGACTGCGGTGAACTCCGTGGCGGACGCTGCGTCCAACGCGGCGCTGGCCTCCGGGGCGGCGCAGGCGGCGGGCGGACTGGCGCAGTCCAACGCCTACGGCAAAGCCTTTGGGGATATAGCGAACAACCAGACGGTGCAGAACACGCTGAACGGCATCTTCAGCAACCAGAACAGCACCTCGTCCTCACAGGCTGCGGGCGTCAACGGCGCAGGCGACCCCGTGGTGGACACAAGCGGCGCCAGCGGCTCCCTGTACTCCGACGAGCGATTGAAGGACGACATTGAGCATGTTGGCTACACCAACGAGGGCATCCCCATCTACACGTACCGCATGAAGTCTGGCGGTCCTAAGCAGATGGGGGTCATGGCTCAGGACGTTGAGAAGATGCGCCCAGCCGCCGTGAAGAAGGACACCCAAGGGTTCCGCATGGTGGACTACGGCAAGCTGGAGTAAGAAATGGCTGTTGACTTTGGACTGCTGAACAGCAATCAGCTCCCCATGAAGGCGGCTCCGTCGTCCTTCGACTATCCTGGTTCCGTACAGGCTGGGTACACCCTAGCCGGTCAGCGGATCAAGACTGAAGAAGCGGCGCAGGGGCAGCAAGACGCTAACCAAGACCGCGACGTGCTGAAGCAGGCCATGCAGAACCCAGAGTTCGACATCTACACCCCCACGGGCGTGGACAAGGCTCTTGAGGGTCTGAAGGGCAAGCTCAGCCCGTCGGGGTATGAGAACCTGATGGGCCACGCCACCAAGCTGAAGCAGGCCGATGCGCAGTTGAAGTCATCTATCGCCAGCATGGACGAGAAGACACGGCAGGCCACGGCGGAGCGGGTGGAGAACACCATGCCCCTCCTGGACGGTCTGCTCAAGCAGTACGACAAGGACGCCAGTGAGAAAGGACAGCAGTACGCCGAGCAGAAGCTGAAAGAGTCCGGGGGCGCGCTGCACGCCAAGCTGAGCGCGTCCCCCGGATACTCCCCAGAGGTGCTCAGCCATATAGAGTCCGGCAATGCAGAGAACCTGAAAGCCCTGTACGCAGGGTCCAAGTATAAGCATGGCCTGCTCGTCAACGCCGAGCTTGAGGCCCGCGCTGCCAAGGAGAAGGCCCTTGAAGAGCAGCTGAAGACTGGCGGCAAGCCGGGGTCCGCCCGCATCTTCGTTGACTCGGCGGGCAACAAGTACGACGTCACCCCTGGCCGCAACATCGCCATGAAGAATGGCACCGAGCCCATCCCCCTGTCCGAGCTGCCTGCTGACGTCAAGCCCCTGGGAGTGAAGGGCGCCGGCACGGCGGACACTGGCTCCGTGCCCCTGACCGACGAAGAGAATCGATTCATGGCTGAGTACCAGTTCCGCAACGGTAAGCCGATCCCCGGCCTGCCCGTGGGGACTGGCGCGGCTGCGGCTGCGGCGCGGCTGGCGTACCTGAAGAGCTTTGTAAGTCTCGCCAAAGAAAAGGGACTGAACCCCGAGCAGATGGCCGAGTCCTCAATGGCGCGCAGTGCATCTGCCGAAGCCATGAAGAAACTGACTTCGCAGACCGCTGTGATGGAGGCGGCTGAGAAGAACGTCGCCAACGTGGTGGACATGGTTGAGAAGGAAGTGAAGAAGCTGGGCGGGCCGGACTCGCCCAAGCTGCGCAGCATCTGGAACAAGGGCATGTCCGAGTGGGCTGGTGACCCTGAATTCACTACGCTCAACCTCGCCAGCGTGGACCTGCAGGAAGGTCTTGCCAAGATCTACTCAGGCAACACAGGCGCGGCGGGCGTGCCTGTCAAGTTCGTAGAGCTGGCTGAGAAAGCCCTCCCCAAGAATCCCAGCTTGGCACAGATTCTTGCCCTCAAGAAGGCTCTTCCCGCCCTGGTCGGCGCCCGTACAGACGCCAGTAAGTCGGTGCTTGAAGCCCTCAAGTCTGTGGGGGAGCTGCCGAACAGCGGGGGCGGTACTCGCACGGACGCCCAAGTCAGTCCTACGGAACAGAAGGCCCGCGACTCCGATGCGGGCAAGGTTCTTTCCCAGGAGGCTGACAAGATCCTATCCGGCTACGCCAGCGCCAAGACCACTGAAGAGAAGGCTCGTAAGTGGGGGGACGTCAAAGCCATCCGCAACGAGCAGAAGCGCAACAAGACGCTGACTGAGGCCCAGAGCGCCAACACTGCCCGCCCCGGTGACGTCTACAAGGGCTATATCTTCAAGGGCGGCGTGGCGTCCAACAAGGAAAATTGGGAGAAGCTCTGATGGCTGATCTAGCCCCGTGGGAAGAGGCCGCAACAGGCAAGAAGTCGGCTCCCGCTGCGGCTGATGCTGCCCCGTGGGAGGAGGCTGCGGGCGCGTCTGCCGCACCGTCCGGCCCGCCGCAGATCCCCGGCCCCACGCCGGGCACCGTGGCTCCCGAGAAGACTCCGGAGCCTGAAGGCTTTATGGCCGGTCTGGGCCGTGCTGTGGGTTCGGTGCCTGAGCAGCTTGGTCGTCTAAAGGACGCCGCTGCGGCCACGGGCCGTGGGTTCTGGCGGCAGGGGGCAAAGACCGGCGCTGCCGTCGTGCAGATGCTGGAGGAGCCTGTGCGCCCCCTGACTGGCAGCACGACCAGCATGGCGGACCGGATCACCCGTAAGGCTACGGACCTCCTTGGCCCTGAAACTGCGGGCGAGGCTGGTGGGGCCATGCTCATGGGCGGGGCTGCGGCCAAGGCGCTCCCCGCAGCAGCGGCCACCGGCACGGCTCTACAGCGCGTAGGACAGGCCGCAGCTACTGGGGGTGCCCTGGCTATGGGCAGCGCCCCGGTGGGCGCTCCTACGAGCGAGGATTTTGCCAAGAACAAAGCAGAACAGTTCGGCATGGGGGCCGCTCTAGGCGGGGCCGGGCAAGCTGTGGCTGAGGCCGCCCCTGCTGTGGCCGATGCTGCGAAGAAGATGTACTTTGGCACCCCCGGCGCCGAACAGCAGCGGCTATGGCAGCGGGCTAAGAACCTAGGGTTCTCTATCCGCCCTGACCAAGCTCGGCAGGATGAGTCCCGCATTCTGCAGTCTGGCTTCGGCACCTCTGAACAGCTACAGAATCAGCAGGTGGCGAATAAGCTCGCCAGCGCCCCCACGGGGCAGGAAGCGCAGGCGCTCACTCCTAAGTTCTTCAGTGAACGCCACCAAGAGCTGGGCGCCAAGTTCGACGAGATTTACAAGCCCGGCACGCAGATGAAGGTGGACGCCTCCGCCGTGCAGGGGCTGGAAGACTTCCTGAACTATCAGCAGCACGTTGGCTATCCCTGGGCCAACCGCGAGTCACAGACTGCGGCGGGGCGCATCGTCGCGGCGTACCGGCAGATTAACCCTGGACAAGCCAAGGGCATCAAGCTGAAGGTGAATGCTGAGGACGTCCAACTACTCCGCAACGAGCTGTCCGCGTCTGCTCGCCGTGCAGGGGACGACTTTGACCGCTACAGCATCGGGCAGGTGATTGACGAGATTGACCAATCAATCGCACGCAACCACCCCGCACTCGCAGCCAAGCTGACTGAGCTCCGCCCGCAGTACCGCACGCTAGTCACCCTGGAGCGCGCCGCCACCAAGGGCATCGTGGATCCACAGGGCAACGTCAGCGCGGCAGACCTGGGCCGGATGCTCCGCGCCACTGAGAACAAGTACGTCAGCGGCGACAGCAGTCACCCCCTCCAGGAGCTGGGTCAGCTCGGGGAGAGCTTTGGCATCCGTGGCATGGGGCAGGCTAGAATTACGTCCGGCAAGGGGCTCAGCTCTGGCGGCATCAGCGACGAAGTGCCCGTGACCAAGGCTGGCATGATGCGCTCAGGCATCCAGGCGGCTAAGGTGGCGGCCGAGCCACTGACCCACGGAACGTTTGAGAAGCACATCCGCGAGTACAGCCCCAACGGACGTCCGCAGGCGGAGAGCATGGCTACCGCACAGACGCGGGGAGCGCTGGCTGGCGTAGCGGCCGACGCTGTGTCCAAGGTCCCGATGGGCGAGTACAAAGACCGATTCTGGAAAGAAGGCGAGAAGTGAAAGTCCTGATTATTGACCAAGACGGGGTGGGCCTGTCCTTCGCCATCAGGGCGCACACAGCGGGCCATCAGGTCCGCTGGTTTATCAAGCCACGCCCCACCAACTCCAAGGACATTGGCAAGGGCTTCAAGGGCATCGAGAAGGTGGACAACTGGGTGAGCAGCGTAAGCTGGGCGGACCTGATCTTCTCCACGTCAAACGACGACTACATCGAGCGCCTGGAGTTCTTTGCCAAGAAGGGCGCCCCCGTCTTCGCCCCCACGCCAGCGAGCGCGAAGCTGGAGATCTCCCGCAAGGACGGCATGAAGGCCATGGAAGCCGTGGGCATTGAATGCGCCCCATACATGACATTCCCCACCATGCAAGCGGCAGAGCGGCACGTCATAAAGACTGACGAGCGCTACGTATTCAAGACTCTGGGCGACAACGAGGACAAGTCACTGACCTACGTCAGCAAGAGCCCCGCCGACCTTGTGGCCTGGATGCGCCGCACGCCGCCCCCCAAGGGGGAGGTGATGCTCCAGACGTTTATCAAGGGCATCGAGATGGGGGTCAGTCGCTTCATGGGGAGCAAGGGCTGGGTGGGCCAGTGGAACGAGAGCTTCGAACACAAGAAGCTCATGCCCAGCAACTACGGGCCGAACACTGGAGAGATGGGAACTATTGCCTACTTCACCAAGAAGTCCAAGCTGGGAGAGGAAACCCTTGGCAAGCTGGAAGAGAAGCTCCTGTCCCTTGGGCATCGCGGCGACACGGCGCTGGGCTTCATGATCGACGAGAAGGGAAAGCCCTGGCCCACGGAGTGGACGTGTCGGCTGGGGTGGCCCATCGCTAACATGATGCTGGGCGCCACCAAAGGCGACCCCATCAGCTGGATGAAGGACGCACTTGACGGCAAGGACACCACAACCTTCAGCGAGGACATTGGATGCTGTTTGATCCTGGCACATGGCGACTTCCCGCATGGGAATTTTACGAAAGCAGAAGTTTCTGGTGTGCCGATCTACGGAATCACCCGTGGCGTCCAACAGCATGTTCATCCACAAGCAGTGCAGTTGATGACGCTACCCGATTCTGGCCCAGATGGCAAGGGGATCAAGGAACGGGAAATGTGGGCAACCGCAGGTGATTACGTGGCGGTAATAACCGGCTACGGCGCCAACGTCCGGCAAGCCGCCCGCCGAGCCTATGGCACAGTGGACAAGCTCCACGTGGCGAATCCCATCGTCCGTGACGACGTGGGCGAGGGACTGAAGGACCAACTGCCTGCACTGCATGCGATGGGGTACGCGGAACATGCCAACTACTGATGACGAAGACCTTGCGCCCCCGACGCAGGACGAGGTATCCGAGTGGAAGCCACAGGACGGCCCCCGCTTCCGGATTGCTGACCTAATCAGCCGTGGGGCACGCAAGGCGGGGGACTTCCTCTCCAGCAAGCCACCGGGCATCGGCTACACGCCGGGCGAGGCTGTGAGCGACATGGTGATCCGCCCCCTCCAGCGCACTGCGGAGCGGGTTGCCTATGGGGAGAACCCGTTCACTACGGGCAAGGGACAGACGCTACGCCTGCGTGATGACGCTGTTGACACCGCGCTGAACGTGGCGCCCGTGGCCGGCGCGCTGGTCAAACCTTTCCGCATGGGCGCGCAAGCGATTGAGCGCGCTGTGCCGATGGAGGCTGGGAAGCTGTACTCAGGCGTGCCGACCCCCACGCGCCTCCGTGGCGACATTCCAATGTCCGAGGCCCTGGCTCCTCAACGCACAACGCTCAGGACGCTTGAGAACCTGCCTGACAAGGCCAAGATACAGACGTCTACAATCCGCCAGCAGCTCGCCCGCCCCGAGGTGACGAAGTCTGAGCGTGACGTGATGGAGAAGGTCCTTAGCGACATTGGCGAAGACTCTGTGTCTGCCAACACGCTCGTGAAGAAGGTGGCCAAAGAGACCGAGAAGTTCGGCCTTGCCGCCAAGGACTCCGACGAGTACGCGGACTACGGACTAGAGAGAATCGGTCGGGCAGCCGAAGATCCGTGGAACGATGGTGGTCCTGCGGATGCTATCTACGAGCGATTGGCGGGTGAGAATCCCGGTGCCTCCAACCCGGAGGTTCTCCGCATGGTGCAGGCTGAGCTGGATAGCGGAGAAGCGGGCAGCGCTCCCAAGAACATACGCACTACACAGTGGGAGCTCCCCATCGCCCACGGCGACACGGGCAACCACTTTGGGAACCCGAAGTACTTCGGCCACACGCGGGCGTTCGAGCAGGATGGCATCCCCCACGTCGTGGAGATCCAGAGCGACTTGGCGCAGAAGGGGGGCCAACTTCAAGGCTCTGGCCCCAGAGGAGAAGACTGCGATAGAGGGCCACTTGTCGTCCGTGGAGGAGCAGCTTGGGCACCTCAAGACGTTCAAGCAACCTCGCGAAGGCGGGTCGCATGCGTTCAACTGGGACGAGCAGTACACGGCCAAGGAGTTCGCTGACCGGTTCGACACTGCTCTGACCAACATCCGCAATACGAATCCAGATGTGGACATCGCCATTGGCGACAACATGAAGATTCGCAAGGTATTGTATGACGCACTGCCCTACAACGAGGCCGAGGCCGTCCGTGAAGACCCCTTCAAGACTGTGGAGGTCTTGCAGGACGTACTCCGTAAGCAGGGCGACACTGCCAAGGGCAACAAGATCAAGCGTGCGCTGCGGCAGGCGATGACCGACTTCTCGGAAGACCTTGAGGTACTACGCGCCGAGCACCGCGCCAAGTTGAGTGGCGCCCCTGCCGCCGAGTCTATCAACCCCATGCTGAAGAACTGGGACCGCCGACTTATCCGCGAGGAGCTGAGCAGGGCTGCAACGCCCAGGCATTCCGCCCACTACGCAGAGGGGCAGGCAGACGTGCAGTCGGTGGAGAAGGAGATTGCCAGCTATAGACAGTCTGGGCACGACGCCATTGCGGACGCTTTAGAGGCCGACTCCAGCTTCGCAGAACTGAAGGCCAAGGCTGGAAAGCGCAAGCAGTTTGAGGATACGCCCAAGGTAGTCCGCTTCGCAGACGCAGACACCGTGGCTGCGGTGGAGGGGTGGCCCAAAGTCAACCCCGTGGCGGATCTGGGCAATCAGTACTCCAAAGCAGAGTCCTCCCGTGCCCGCGCTCAGCAGTCGCTTGAGTCGTACCAGGAAGCTATCAGCCACCCCAACAACTTCGACGGCACGCCGTACAACGACTATCAGCGGGAAGCCCAGCAGCTTGAACTACACCGCAGGCAGGGAATCCTGGAGCGCACCACGGCAGACGCTGAGGAGCTTGCCGGTAAGCTGACAGAGATGCAGAAGAACCCGCCCAAGGAGAAGTTCTCCCCAGAACACCAGGGTATCTACGACCGTTACAAGAAGGACGTGGAGAAGTACCTGAAGCAGCTTGGCGGTACGGAGCACATTGACGACAAGGGCCACCGTTGGATTGAGGTGCCCGTCAAGCCGAGCCAGAAGCGGACGCAGCTGTTCAATGTGGGGGCGGGGGCCGCTGGCGCGGGAGCGGCGGGGGCCGCTGCAAACGGTGAGGCCCCACGCGGGGGCCTCTGACGCGTCAGGCGCCGTTTTTACGTAGGTGCCTAGGCCCTACTACCCGCAGGTTTTGCGGTGCTTGGCGGGCTTGCCTGCAAGCTACTGACCACTGCCAGCGCCCAGGCACGGCGGAACTCCATGGACACTGGATCTCGCAGCCCCCAGTTCTCACTGAACTGCACCGGGGGCTTACAGACGATGTCTACGAAGAACTTGGGGTCTATACTGCGTGACAACTCCACCCTTGGCTCCCTGATGAACGGGCCCCGCCCGCTAGTTCTCTTCTTGTGTTCCACACCGCCCAGCGAACCGCCGCCACCGTGCCGTCCCGCGCCCCGGTCTTCTGGATCGCTAGGCTGATGTGCTCTTTCACGGTCTCCATGCCCAGGTCTAGCCGGTCCGCTACCCGCTTGTAGCCTCCCAGGGTGCCCAGCAAGTACAGACACATCTGTTGCTTGCTGGTCAATCCCCAGGGGTCTAGTACCCTCTGTACGGAAGCTTCCATGGGTGGTTCTTCGCAACGCGGTGGGTATTCATCCCATAGACCCTCTCCCCAGCCTTTATGTCGGTCTCGCGGTCACCTATCACCCAGGATTCACGGGCGTCCACGTCGTGCTCTGCCATCGCCAGATGCAGGAGCCCCGGCATGGGCTTGCGGCAGTAGCACTCCTCGTCGGGGGAGTGGTCACACACGTATACGTCGTCGAGGGGTGCGCCTCCATCGTGCAGGAGCTTGTGCATGGCCCGGAACACCGCCCGGCTGTGCGCTTCGGTAATCAGCCCCAGGCCCACTGACGACATATTCGTCACCAGCAGGAGCCTGAACCCATCGAGACGCGCCTGCCGCAGATTGGCAAGCACCCCTGGAATGAGCTGCACGTCTTTTGGCAGCATGCCAGGGGTCTTCTCCAGGATGAGCGTCCCGTCTCGATCTAGGAGAAGCGCCTTGTTAAGCATGGCTCTCGATCCACGTCAGCATGGCGCCGTACTGCTCAGGGGTGGGCTTGGGGCCACCAAGCCGTCCAAGCACAGCAGCCCGAGCTTGGGCATAGAAATCGTGGGGGTCTTCTTCTGTACTCGCCCCCTCACTCGCTGCGATAACTGCGTGGTAGTCAGACACCAGCACAGTCTTCCCCAGGCTGTTGAAGAAGTCCCGGGCTTGCTGATACAGTTCTTCGTTGGCCGAGTCCTTGTAGCCGCCAAGCCGCTTCTCTTCGCAGTGCTTGGCCCACAGATCATTCAGTCGACTCACTGGCATACCCACCCGGGCTGCGGCCTTCCCACGGGCTTCCAAGACCTGCGCCTTGGTGACTGGCGTGCCGCACGTCTTCTGGACCAGCTTGTTCATGTCGCTGTTGAACTTCTTCACTGCTTCGCACGACGCAGTGGAATAGGCTAGAGCCTTAAGAAAGTCACCGGGGTAGCTGACTTGCTTGCACACCTCGTCGTTCAGCTCGAACTTCTGAGTCTCGAACTCTCGGAACGCGTTGATCTTCGTCTCCACTGGCTTCTCGTACCCCCGCAGCAGCCGCGCCCCCAGCGCGGGCAGGGGGTCCAGGGAATCGACATTGGTCAGGGCTAGATACTTCTGCATCTCACTTCTCCGCGATTGGTTGGACGGCAAGCATGCCGCGTTTCTTGGGGAACTTGGCGGAAGCTGCTGCCAGAGCAGCCTCCGCGCTCTCAGCGACGATGGTGGTGTTCATTGACGCCCACTGCACCTCAAGGTACGGACCCCCCATGTCAATCCGTACGCACCTATAGACTTGGAACTTTGCCACGCTGGGCTCCTGTATCGGCGGCGCAATGTGCGCTACCCCACACAGCAACTATGCGCCTTAGATATTTCTAAAGCAAGCAAGAAGTTGTAACACTGGGCTCGTCAGGCGGGTGCAGGAGCCAAAGTTTGGCCCCTGCTGTGCCCTGGCCCTTACTTGGGGCGCGTAAGCCCGTCTTGGCCGTTGCCGCAGGCGGGGCAAGCCTCCGGCGGGGCCGCTGCCACGGTGCAAACATGGCAGTGCAGGCACTTATACTCCTGCGTCATGTTGCCAAAGTAACCCTCCACGGCGCACCACGTGTGGACCTCTGTTCTTACGACCATAGGCTCCTTGGAGATCAGCTCCTCGGCCAGCCGGAAGTCCCAGTCTTCGGCAGTCTCGATGTACTTGTCCAGGAAGTGCCGGGCCTTCTTCAAGTCCTGCACCCGACCCTCGTGGGTGCTGTGCTTGTCCTTCCAACGAAGAACGTACTTCGTGATCTGACCCTGGAAGTAGTCCAGCTTGAAGATCCTGACTACGTCCCAGTGCTGGAGCTGATTGCCTTGGGAGTGATAGTGGTCGCCGCCCACCTGTGTTTCGTTAGCTTTTGACACTGCTGCTTCTCCTGTTGAGCCATTGTTGGAACGCTTGTTTCCAGTCACAGTCGGCGATGGCTCCGAGGTCCATGGGACGCCCGGCCTTGCGGGACAGGTAGGCATCCGCCAGCGGGCCAGCCACGTTCTTAAAGAACCGAGTCTGAAAGCCATCCAGTGCTCCGGACGAAATGCGGTCGCAGTCCGTCAAGAACTGCATGGGGGGTTCCCCCGGTGAAAGGAGGGGGTAGACTTCCGGGTACTTCTGGTGGCACTCGTCTGGCGGGTTGTCCAGGAAGTGCTTGACCTGCTCATTGTCCAGGTAGACGTGGAAGTTGTTGGACATCTGGCGGTACACACCCATCGGCACGCCAATCGCCGCAGCCAGCCACTCTTGCAGGATGCTCATGTGCACCACGTTGGCGCCGTAGGCACCCCACAGCATGTCATTACTCCGGCAGCACACCGTCATGTTCAGCCTGCGCTGCCCACCCATTCCTGGGCGACAGTCGAAGTAGATGTGAGTGTTACATGGCCTGTCTTTCCAGTCGCCGTCGATGTCGGTTTCTGCATCCCACATCTGTAGAACACCGTGTCGGGTTCCAAGATCATTCTTGAACTTGTCTACCAGCACATCTAGCTGGTCGAACCCAGACCAGAAACGCCACCGAGCTCCATAGGCTCCGTGGATGTACCCTTCCGGCTCTGCATACCTAGATATGCCTGCGTTGAACTGCTCCAGCCACGCAATCTCGGCCTGACCTGCCAGCATCCACAGGGACTCCATCAAGTGGAACACGGGGTTGGCGTCCCGCTTCTCGTTGAACAGCACCCGCTGCTGGGGGTAGAAGTAAGTCGTACAGACGGGGTCGGGGGACACGAGCACGGGGCCGTTACGGGATTCCTCCCGCACCCCGCTCGTCTTCAGGTGCCACCATCCTTCCACGAAGGCTTGGTTGACACCGGGAACTGTGATGCTTCTCAATTCAGCTTCTCCTCAAGAAGAGCCCGGATACGGGGCTCGGGTTTCCAATAGTTCGGCCCCTTCTGGAGCTTACCATCGACGAACTTGGCAGTGCCGTCAGCCTGTAGCTTGGAGGCGTTGCTCTCCATGATGATGGCAAGCACCTCGGGCAGCGGGATGCCGTAGCGCACGGCCTCGGACGTCGCATACACCACAATGTCCCCCAGCCAGTCGGCGAGGTCGGTAAGGATCTCGATCTGCGGTGCGCCGTCCTGGACCTTCTCAGCAATCTCCCCGCCCTCAGTCAGCTCGTGCTGCACCATGGACTGGAACTGTTGGATGCGCTGGGTCATGCCCCCATGGAGCCCCGGGGTGGCCGGGCAGGGGATGCGGTACATCTTGTTGAAGGTCTCAACACTCTTGAAAAAGTCGGCCATGTCTATTTCCTTTCCTTGCCGTTTCTGTAGGTGGACCACGCCATCAGACCGATGACAACCCAGGCCACCACGAATCCCGCGATACAGGCCACTGCCCACGCCACGTCTTTAGTGCTCGCGTCACACTCCTTGGAAGCGGTTGCGCGCATGGCCCCCGCGATGTTTAAGCTTCATGTACTTGCTGAATTCACAGAGGCAATTCTGGAAGTCCTGCATGCCGATTCTCGGCATCGTGTCGATCAGCGGCTGTGTCTTCTCCCAGCACTCATTGATGGCGTTGTCGTACCCGCCGGGGGTGATTGGCCCCTTGTCGCTGCCGTAGAAGAACCAGTTCAGCCCCCGCAGGCTCCCAGGGCCGGGGGCGCTCCAGGACCACCAGTCAACCGCGCCTGCTAGGGCGTGGTTCGGCGTGTTCTTCATGTCAGCCACCACCTGCGCGGCGAGGAAGCTTCCCAGACCGTCGATCTCGCATAGGCTCTTCCAAGCCGTGGCGAGAGAAGTGCAGTTCGGCCACCCCACGCCTCCGAACTCTCGGGCTTCCACAGCCTCCAATACCCCCTGCACATACTTCAGCTTGTCCATGCTCTTGCCACAGGTGCTGATAGTGTAGGCGCTTGTGAATATCTTATCACCGGCGTCGCGAAGGTGGCTCACTGCGAACATGGCGCCGGCTGGAGAATCGCTGTTCGGCTCCGTGGGGATGAATGCCAGCGTGTCGACCAGATTCATCATCCGCCCCAGCACGAACTTCCACACGGGGTCGTGGGCACGGTTCCAGTTCTCCCGCATCCACTTCGTCACCGCGTCGTCCTCGCGGTGCACGTTGCAGAACCGTACCCGCTGGAAGATGGGGTCACTAGACCACGGCTTGGGCAGGTTCTGGATGTCCTTCTTGACGTGGATCGCCCAGCGCTCGTTGATCCAGTAGGCCAGTTGCTGTTCGGCGCTCACTTGTCAGCACTCCTTCTCGCGGCCTTCCACGAAACCACGACGTCGGTGCGAGTGCCCCCACCCCACGCGCCCTTCGTAGTCTTCTCCACCACACGCACGAAGGGTGCGTGGATCTTGGCGAGCAAATGTGCACTGTCATTCTGCACCTGTGAGGTGCGGTACGTGGAGCAGCCACCGGGGGCGTCGCTGCCGCCCACCTGATTACTGCACCAGTTGTTCAGCATCAGCGAATCTTCGCCTGAACGCAGCACCTGGAGGTTGACACTGAAGTCCTCCATGACCACCATCGGGGCGAACGTGATTTTGTGGTGGCGCAGGTAGTCGCGGCGGTAGCCCAGCACACGCATCAGGCGAGTATTGGGGTATGAATGGTCAGTCAAGCGGTTTCCCCCCTCTCGCGGCGCAATGCCGACGTGGGGGTAGCCCTCGTTGTCTGGCGACAAGCACTTCCTCATGTAGTCAAACATGGCGGTGAGGTCCCCCTTCACCAGCTTGCGGAACTTGGTGCGGTCGTCGTCGCGGCGCACGAAGAACGCCAAGTCGTCGTCCAGGAACACGACTTCGTTGTCCCCCTCCGGCCACTCGTGGATCAGCCAGTCGCGGGTGGGGGCCAGCGTGGTGATGTGCGGGGGCAGAACAATCAGCGGCCCCTCGTACCACTCGTACTTGTCCTTCTCACGGTCCTGCACGCACAGCCACGGCTTTATGCCGTCAGCCAGCAGGGCCTGGAGCGTGTGCTGCTGGGCCAGCGTCGCACGCCCATATGTGTGGATAATAATCTCCAAGATCGAATCTCCTTCGAGTGGTCGAAGAGGCCCCGTAGGGCCTCTTCAGGACACGCTTGACGGCGTGCTTAGTCGATGGTTTCTTCAGCCACCACGAGGTCCGGGGCAACCGGCGCGGCTTCCACGGTCTTCTTCGGCTTGGCGGCCTTGGCAACCTTCTCCTTCTTGGGCTTCGGCGCGGCGGCCTCCACCGGAGCCTTGGGCTCCTTCACCTTGGCGACGAACACCTTGGTGGGGGTGTAGCCGTCGATGGAGATGAAGCCGTGGCCCGCGTCGTAGACGAGGTTGGGGGTGGCTTCGGCGCCAGCGGAGTCCAGGAACTCCTGCACTGTCATGCCGTCATGGTACTTGGCGAACACTGCGTGGGCCTTGGAGCCTTCACGCTTGGGGTTGCCAGCGGCAAGGACCAGAATCTTCGCGTCCAGGGACACGCCCTTGGGACCGCGAACGCCGACAGTCGATGCTTGCGGTGCGTCTGCCGCAACGGGGGTCGAGCTTGCGCTCACTTGCTCAGTCATTTCATTCATCCTTGTTGCCACCTATGGAATCCCGAGGGGCGCCGGGTTTGGGCAGTGTGCCCAGGTATCGAGGCTACAGTATAGCCGCCAGATTTTCTAACGCAAGCGTTATTTTGTCCTTTTACATCAGTCTCTAGCTGCCAGTAGTCGGTTCATACGCATGATCTCGTCCGCCTGTCGCTTGTTCCGGTCCTCTAGCTTCGCCATCTCAGTTCTGGTCTGCCAGAGCTCTACCTGCATCTGCTCCAGCCGCACCACTTTCGCGGATGGCTCCAGCATCAGGAACGCCTGCATGTCCTCCAGCTTGTGAATGTACGCCACCGCACGCGCCACGGCCTCGCTCCCCATGACGAAAGTGCGTCCACGGGGACCGCCGTACTCGAACACTGAATCTTCCAGCATGCGGGGGCGGGAGTAGACCTCCAGCGCAGCCATCAGGGTGTCTCTGTTCATCTCATACCTTTCAAGAGGTCTAGGAAGTCACTCTGAGTCTTCTCCTTGGCGTCCAGCACACGGAGAACTCGTTCGTCAAGGGTGTCCTTGGCGATTATTCTGTGGACCACGACGGTGGACGCTTTCTGGCCTTGCCGGTAGACCCGGTCAATAGTCTGCAGATACTGCTCCAGGTTCCACGTTAGGCCGTACCACACCACGTGGCTACAGGCACCCTGTAGGTTCAAGCCTAGTGCAATGCTGGCAGGATGGCCTAGGACCGCTGGCAGCAGCCCCGCGTTAAACGCGGCAATGGTTTGTGCGTCCTTGGCAGGGCTCCCCCGGCCAATGGCGGGGATCTTCAGCTTCTCCTGTATCTTCAGTAGGTCAAACTCGAACTCGAAGGCGATAAGCACGGGGCACCCCGTGAGCTGGTCCAGCAAATCGCTGAGAGCGTCCAGCTTCTCGTTGTGGATGTCTTCCCATTCGCGGTCCGAGCTGTTCTTGTAGAGCCCCCCGTTGGCGACTTGGCGGCACTTACTCGTCGCCACAGCGGCGTTCGCGGCAATGATGTTGTCGTCGTTGATGTTGACCACAAGGTCGTCGTACATCTTGTCGTAGATCTTCCGCGCTGGGGCGGGGAGGTCTATCTTGATGTCGTTGAATATCAGCTCTGGCATGTCCAGGTGCTCGGCCCGCTTCAGCACGAGCGTAAGGGGGGCAATCTTCCTGGCGATCTCCGCAGTCGCCCAGTCGTGCGGGGCGAGGTTGTACCCCGTGTGGTCCGTCGGGTAGAAATACTTGGACTTGTAGCCCGTGATGTACTGCCCCAGCGACGCACCCTCGTCCAGCAGATAGATCTGGCCAAATAGGTCCAGCAGCCCGTTGGGGGCGATCGTACCAGTGAGTATATACCGGCGCTTGAAGCTCTTGATGAACGAGCGGATGAGCTTGAATCTGTTGGTGCCGGTGTCTTTGAACTTGGTACTCTCGTCGACTACGAGCATGTCAAAGTGCTCGCGCAGGTACTTCAGCCGCACGGGGTCCATCACCAGCCGGCCCCCCACGGTCTTCGCCCCCGTGAGCCACGCTAGCCCCTCGGGGTTGATGCAGTAGATGTCCTGGTCTAGGTCGGCTAACTTCTTGTCCTTGTCCTTGCCGTGCAAGATGGTGACGCGCAGGTCGGAGAACTCCTGCCACTCGCCGCACTGCGTGGGCCAGACGTTCCACACGACCCGTAAGGGGGCTACTACAATCACTCTCCTAACTAGGTTGGCTGTCTTGAGTATCTTGTATGTAGCATAGACAGTGGAGGTCTTACCCAGCCCCGGCTCCATTAGAAGACCCGCGCACGCCTGGCTCACCATCATCTGTACGGCTAGCTCCTGGTACTTTCTGGGGACCCACTTCCGCAGCGGTGCAAGAAAACTCACAGCGTATTCCCCTCGTAGTGTATCCTGCGGGCAAGCATGTGCGCGTCGTGCGCCTCCTGTGCTGTATCAAAGAACCCCAAGTGCTTCAGCTTACCCTCTACGCGTACGGTGCTCTGGTATCCCTTGGTGGGGTGGGTGTAGGCCCCAAGAAGACCCGTGCTGCTCCTGCTCGTGGCCCCCTGCCAGTTCTGTTTGTTTACCTTCTGTGAGCAGGCGCGCAGGTTGTCCCACCTATTGTCTCGGGTATTCCCATCTTTGTGGTCCGTGTGTTCGTCGGGCCACTCACCAGTCATGAATAGCACAGCCACCTGATGTGCGTAGACTCTGACTCCACATGCGGCTACCCTGCCGTATCTTCCGTCTCCCCATGTAATGGCAGACAAGCCGACTTTCTCGACTTTTCTATTGGCCACCCACACGATTTCTCCAGTGTGTGCGTCGTATCTAACCCACAGGGCCATCTGCTCTCTGGTTGGTTTTTCCATGCTTTAGGTTCTCCAGGTGTAGTTCCAGGAACGCAATTGCTGAATGAACTTCATCAAACACTCCAACAGGGTAGCCCCGCTTCCTAAGCCCAGCAGTTCTGGCTTCTTGCAGCGGACGTGGCTTGTTTCCAGGTGACTTAAACTCGATAAACGCGACGAACGGGTACTGGAAGAGATACAGCCGGTCCGGCCAGCCGTTCTCCCCCATCACGCTGAGCTTGAGCGGTTGAATGCCGTGGGCGCGTGCCCACGCATTCACCGCCTTCTCAGTCGAGGACTCGCGCACTCAGTTCCCGAATTGGCAAGGCCCGCCCTTCGACTTGGCGAAGTCACACCAGTTGCATCCAAAGGATGGTTTGGGCGCGCAGATCTGGTCCCCACGCATAGTCTGTATGCGGGAGTCCCACATCGCGGCCAGCTTGTCGAACCCAGACTGTGACTTTAGCACCAGCCGCTCGGGCGGGGCCGTGTCCTCCAGATAGAAGGTTGTTACCCGCACTTCGTCGGCCAGAAAGGCTTTGTAGCCGAACATGGCGTAGAGCTTCCGTTGGTCGGAGTGGGTGTCCTTGGGCTTGCCGCTCTTCCACTCGCCAATCTCCAGCACGCCCGTGACCGTAGTGTGGGGGCGAATGAAGCGATACGCGTCCAGCACGGCGATGCACGCAGCCTTGGGGTCCTTGGAGCCTGTGAGATACCAGCCATCCGTAAACGCCAGCTTCTTCTCGCAGCCCTTGTCCCCCGTGGGGTGGTCACGGTACGCGTCCAGTATGGGGATGTACTTCTCGTGTATCTTGGCTGGCTTCTTGTCTCCGAACGACTTGGTGGGGTCGCCATACTGGCACTCCTCAAGACTGATCTCGCCCTTGATGTACTTCTCAGCACGGTCGTGCATATCCAGACCACGCGCCGCCGCAGGCCCAGGAGCCGAGCGGGGGAGCTTGAGTACATTCTGGAACTTCCACTTGGCCGGGCAGGAGTTGTAGGTCTCGAATTGGCTGAAACTCCAGCGGAACGATGGGGTAACGACTTCTTCACTCATTTGATTACTTTCTCAGTGTTGAGCAGGTTCACCGCGAACTTCGCGTCTGCTAATTCATCGAACGGCAGGAAGTAGCGCCACCAGAACACAAAGTGCCGCTGCTGAATTTCATACTTCCGCACGCACTGACCGTTCCCCTTCTGGTACGTGGTCTCACGCAGCCTGTATCTGTTCATGACTCGTAGTCCTCAATTTCGCCCCAGGTGGGGCCTGCAAACCCTTGGCTACGGAAGGGGACGTCGAAGCGGTCAGCGTTCATCGTGGCGCGCAGGCGCGTCATGGCCGATACCTGCTTCTCCACGGGGGCGCTGATGTTGATTTCGTCATGCACTGCGGCAAGCAGATGCACGTCGTTGTCCGCGCCGGCAGACCAGTCAATCATAGACTGCTTGGTCTGGTCGGCTGCCGAGCCTTGAATCAGGTAATTGAGCAGCTTGTAGCTAAGATCACGGGCGGGGTCCGGCTCACGATAGTAAACTCGACTGCCCCAGGTGCGGATAAACTGGCCGCGTTTTCCACGGTTGCGGGTGTCATAGCTAAGTGTCCGTACTTCTGGAAGTGCGGCGAAGTACGCTTCTCGCACTCGCTTTCCTTCTTCTTGATCGACGCCGAGTGCGGCAGACAGATTCGGAATCCCGCGCCCATACATAATCCCAAAGCCAGTGATTTTCACATACTTGCGGGGCATGTCAATGCCCACAAGGTCCTTAATGAGCTTCTGCACCGCCACGTGGGGGTCGGTCTCAGGCTTCTCCCGGAAGGCTTCGTACAGCCGGCCCTCGGCAAAGTGTGCCATGATACGCATTTCCTGTGCGCTGAAGTCGCGCTTCAGCCACACATGGCCCTCGTCAGGCAGCAGATAGTTCCGCATGCGAGGGATGTTGGGGCCAACCCAGCCGGTCTTGTACAGAACCTCGAAGTACGCAAGGATTTCCGTGGGGATTACCATGCCCTCAAAGTCGTTGGGGACGTTCGTCAGGTTGGGGTCACGGCAGGACATGCGCCCCGTGCGAGCTCCGGACATGTCTCCGTCAGCACCCTTATCCCCCCGCACTTGGTTCCACTGTGCATGCAGGCGCCCGCCAGCCGCTAGGGCAGAGGCCAGCCAGGGCTCAGCAAACGTTCCTAGGCACGTTGCAAGCACCCCCCGGTATGCCATGTGGGCTAGCAGCGCGGGGTCCCTGACGCGTCCTACAAGGTTCTTACGCGCAGTGGAGCGCTTGCCCGTGGGGGTAAGCACCCACTCCGTCACTTGGCCGTGCTTGTCTAGCGCCGCTGCGAGCTCGGCATCCGAGTCGATGTTGAAGTGCCCGAGCCGTTCGTGAATATACTGCTCTGATAGTGCCATTGCCCCACGGTAGATGCCAGTGTCTCGTTCAAGTCGATCTGTGTCAACTCGAACTCCTCGTCGAGTGGATTCGCACAGGATGGGCATAAGTTTCTGTTCGCGGCGGTAAGCCTCAAGCATCCCGGCTTCGCACACCTTGGGGTAGAGCGCGTCGAAGAGAAGCTTCGTGCGGTCAGTGTCTCCGATAGCATACCGCCCGACGAGACCACCGGGGGCACGGCAGATATAGGCCCCAGCAGTCTTTCTCGTTGCCTCAGGTACGTGCGCAGCGATCCATCGGTGTAGCTCGTCCTGTTCGTCCGGCTTGATGCCCAGCACACGCTCAGCGGAAGCCTTGAGTGCGAAGCTGTAGGCGTAGGGGTCAGTAAGGAACAACAGGTACTGAGTGTCGTGCACTTTCAGCGGGTCGGCGGGCTCCCAGCCAAAGTACCTCCGCAGGATGGCGCACTCAAACGGCGCATTGTGGGCGATGAACTCGGGGTCTTCCTTTAGTGCCGCGAGCAGCCGTGCGCGGGCTTCCGGCCACGTACAGTTGTTCTCGGTGGGGTGACCCCACGCCCAGTACTCGCTAGGTTCGTTGTCCTTCTTCAGGCTGTACCCGACCGGCTTGGGCGGGTTGTAGACCGGGTTGCCAACTATGGCCTCGGATTCGAAGTCTAGTGTCCAAGTCATTCGAGCCCCCCGCAGTACCAGAACTTCTGAAAGGCCGCGTGGTCCGCCTTGTCGAAGGCGTCGGCCATCTTGGCGAACTTTGCCAGCAAGTCATTGTGCATCTGCACTACCTGCTGAGACGTGTCAGCCCGTAGGCGCAGGTTGAATTCATCGTTGGCATTCGTAAGGTTGTCGTCGGGCGACTCCGTCGTGCCGTGGTAGCCCATCAGCATCCAGCGCGGAAATCGCTCTTCCACATACTTCTCAAGCATATCTTGCTCCTGAAAAAGACAGCCCCGAAGGGCCGTCATGGGTGGGTGGGGGGCGGTGCCGGGCTCTCCCCACGGATTCGAACGCACACCTAAGCGCGCTGACGTGCCGGACACCGCCCCCTCAACTCGTCAGTACTTCCGCTTCCCAGCGGGGGCGCTGACCGGCACGGGCTCCTTGACGTTGCCGTCGGGGTCCAGCTCGAGGACGGCGGTCTCCTCGTAGGGCTCCAGGGCCAGTGCCTGCGCCGAGTCGATCCGCTTCATGATCGCAGTCAGCGATTCCATGTTGTCGATCAGGCGCATGGGCTTGAAGTTCACCTTGAACTGAGTCTTCACGTCCGGAGAAGTGGAGATCTCGGTCACGATGGCGAACGTCGGGCGGTTGGTGGACGCCGCCACCGCGTTGACATACGAACTGTAGTTCTTGACGGACGTCACGGGGATGTCCATCTTGGCGAACTCAGCCGTCATCACGTCGGCCTCGGGCTTCGTGGCACAGTCGGCCGGCAGCATCACCAAGCGGCGGGACTGCTTGCACGCCTTGCCACGGCCACCGCCCGGATCGCTGCCCCACTCGTTCTTGGGGCACCCGGCGCAGGACGTGTGTGGCTTCTGCGCAACAACCTCGTCGGGAACCATGCCGGACTCGTCGAGCGAGAGCGCGAAACAGTTCGGGTTCACGATGTTGTTGGGGTCGAACTTGCCGGCGTACCACACGTTGCGGAACGCCGCTGCCACGACGATCACCTCCAGCTTGTTGTTCGGTACGGGGGTGCCCCCGTACGACAACACGCCAGCCCGCAGGCTGATCATGCTGGTGGCGGGCCGTTCCTTGGCGGCGGCATCCTTGGCGTGCTGCGCCAGCATCGCCATCACGTCCTGGGGCATCGCCACAGCGCCCCCAGCGGCTTTCACTTCAACGATCTCATCACTCATGTCACTTCACCTCAGACTTGGACAACTTGTAAACCGGGAACTTGATAACGCCCGGAACCTCTTCATCGGCGGACCAGTGCTCCTTCACTGCTGCCTTGCCGACTCGTTTCTCCAGCAGGGAGAAGTCGCGAGTTTCCACAATGTGGTCCCACAGCTTCTGCCAATCCTGGACTGTTGGCGCATACTCCGGCTCAGCGGGAATGCTGAGCCGGACCCGCTTGCCGCCCAGAGCCGTGAGGCCCAGTGCGCGCATCTCCTCGGTCAGCTTGGACTCAAGTTTGGATTCCTCCGTCTTGAGTTCCGCCGCTGCCTTGTCCGCCGCCAGCCGCTTGAGGTGGGTTTCCCAAAACAGGTCCGCCATTGCCGCCAGCTCGTGAATCTCCATCTTGAATCTCCTCAAGTATCTTGGTCAGGTAGGTCTCCGCCACGAGGTCGCCGTCTGGGCCATCCTCGACGATGCGGAGGGTGTGCAGCATATCGCACAAGTCCGGCCCCGTGGGGGCGTAGCCGCCGTCCAGCGCACGGGCAGACTCGAAGGTGATGCCCCCGTCATCTTCCCGCGTGAACTCAACGGCAATGCTGACCCCGAAGTCAGACTCGTGGATATGCGTTTCAGTCATGAACTTTCCATCTCCTCGGCGATGGTCTGTGCTTCGTCCCACAGGCCGGTGTTGATCTTGGTGACCTGCGAAACGCGCTCGATGGGGCGGACCGTGCTGCGGCGACCATACCCGAAGGACATGGTCTCGAAGCCACCGTACACAGCGGCCTCCTGCACGCGGTTGAGTACGTTCCACAGCGTGGGTTCCGCGTCTTCGGGCCGGCGCACCTCCAGCAAGTCCTGGAGGTTGAATGGCGTCAGCATCGTGCCGGAGCGCAGTTCCTTGGCCTTCTTGGCAAGCCGGTACTGCTGCGTCGTGTCGACTTTGCAGCTCTTGAACCGCTCGATGTTGCCCAGCATGCGGGGGAACGAGTCAGTCACCACAGACTCAGCAGCCGTCAGCACCTCGCTGGTCGTCTGGCTGGTGATGGTGTGCCGGATGGTGAAGCCGGCAAGCTGCGTTCCCACCATCAGCCCGTTGCTGCACACAAAGCGGAAGAACCCCGCCTTGAGGTGATAGGCAGCGGTGCCATCGTGGGCGTTGATAAGGATCACCTCGGGCACGCCATCACCGCGCAGGGACAGCGCATCGAAGTCGCTGAGCCGCCGCATGCGGAGCATGTGCTTGGTGTAGGGGTCCTTGTCCGCTGCGCGGGACCGCTGCTGGCTGGCCTCGTAGATGCCCCAGCCGTTGTCCATCAGGGCCTGCACAGGCTCGATGGTCGGCACGTAGCGGTAGCGCCCGCCACGGGACTCGTGCGGCCCTGCTGCGAATACTGCGGGGCAGGCTTGCCGGATGCCCTCCAGCGTGAGGGGGTTGCCCGTCCGCACAATGCGGGGGGACTTGAGAATAGCTCGTACCATGTTTGGCACCTCAGGGTTGATAGTAACTGGGACGGTTTGTGCGGGGGTATGCCCCACCTGCACGGCTAGTTTAGCTTTTGGACCGGCTCACACAAGCAGGAAATTGTAAGCTGGATCTCCTTCCCCGCCTCGCGAGACGCTTTGCGCTCTCTGTAGGACCTTGACCGCTCGGCCCCGCTCTTCTTATCAGGCTTACGGACGTCCTTCGTGCTGCCCGTAACACAGAGCGCGAACTGGGGGATAGTTGGCGCGTTCAGGGCTGACACCCCCCATCCGCGAATGCGTACCAGTTTCGCTTTCCGCAGCGCGGTGACGTGTTCCCGCACGGTGTGGTAGTGCAGCCCACTGAACTCTGCAAGCTCTTCGTAGCCCATCTGTTCCGTGCTAAGCGCTAGGATCAGCTGGGCGTAGGCGAGCGCGTTGGTGCGGACTTTAGGCACTACCAGAAGCTCGGGCTGCGGAGGTACTGCCAGAACAAGCGCAGGTGGTCCCGCAGCAACTTCTTAGCGGGGTACGGCCCCGCTAGCTGCGTGAGCGTGGAGAAGTTCGTATCGTTCATGATGTCATCAGCTCTTCAAGCTGCTCCGGAGTTTCCTTGCAGATCACTTCATTGCCGCGATCCATGACGATGTGCGTGCCCATCACCTCGCTGTACGACATGAAGTAGCAGATCTTCTCCACGCTGACGCGGATCTTGGTGATCTCGTCGTTGCGGTCTGTCACGCTGATGAATCCGTTCTTCACAGCAGATCCTTCAGAGCCCGCTTCAGGGCCTCGACTTCGGCTTCCAGCTTGGTGACCCGGTCCGCCATCGTGGTGCCGGGGGCCTTCTCAATGCGGCGGGGCTTCCAGGGGGCCACGCCCACAGCGTCCCGAGCGTCGAGCACTTGCTTGTTGCTGACCTTGAAGCCCAGCTCTTTCTCCACACGCACTGCGAACCTTGCGTCCGTGGTGTGTTCCCTGAGGTACTCTGCGAGTACGAAGCTGCACAGCTTGAAGTTCTGTGCTTTGTTCAGGCAGTTTGACTTTGCGCGTGTCATCTCAGTTCTCCTCAGGAGGAAAAGTCTTGGCCCATTCCTCGGGCGTGACGCCCGTCAGAATGAATTCTCGGTCGTCCTTGCTCAGCTCGGGGAACTCATCTTGAATGAGACCCGCCGTGCCGCGCAGTCTGCGGGCGCCGTAGTTGGCGTATTTGTCGGGGTCCACTGGGACCTCGCGTGTGTTGACCTCCTTGGTCAACATCGACTTTCTGATGATCTGCATCTTGATTGCTCCTTGTGGCGTGCCTGCATGGCACAGGGCCATTGTGCGGCGTGGATAGGTCAAAGCAAGGGGGAAGTTGTAACAAACTTCTCAATCGCTGCGTCGTCCTCCCAGGTTCCCCTCTGCATGCGTGCCAGCGCGACCAGGGGCGGCACGCGCACTTCCGTTTCCGCACGCATGCAGGCGAGTGGGGAAGTGCCCGTGTAGATCAGCCCGCTGGGGGAAGTCAGAGTCCACGTTCCCCTCTCCTGCTTCGGCGTCTCTCTGTCTGCTAGTTCCAGGATCTGCTCTCTGGTCAAGCCTTCAAGTGCTTCAATCACGTGCGTTCTCCAAAGCCCTAGGACCAACAAAAACGGCGCGGGCACCCTAGGGTATGCCTGCGCCGCGCCGGGGCCGTCTGAGCCCCGCCTGACAAGCCGCAGTGGCCTCTACACCGCCAGCGCAGCCTGCGCCAGCGCCAGCGTGTGCGCGAGGTTAGCGGCGAAGTGCGCGCATGCCTCGATCTTACCCGCCAGCGCGCTCGTGCTCTCCAGCTCAGCCTCGTAGTGCGCGAGGTCGACTTCTTCCGAGAAGAGACCTGCGGCGTGCAGATGCTCCAGCAGGGAGTTCACCGTGTTGTGGAGCACGGTGAGGCTCCCGTCCAGATTCTCTAGCTGCTCTTGGATCTGGGGCTTGGGGGTCAGGGTCTTGCTCATAAATTCTCCAGTTGATGGCCCCGTAGGGCCGGGTTAGGTCAGAGCGGCTTCTTGGTGATCCGCTCGCCGAGGGAAACGATGGTGTCGATCAGCAGGTTCTGCATGTCGCGGGTGCAGTCGCTCGTCTGCTCGGCAAGGTGCAGGTACTCCTCGATCAGCGTGCCGGCGAGCTGCTTGGTGCCCATCGTGAACGTGCGCTTGCTGATGTAGATAACGCCGTCAGAGGCCATGCCCATCACACCCTGGCCCAGGTGCTCCGTCACCTTGATGGGGTACTTGGTGACGTCGAGGCCAATCCGCTTGCAGAAGGCGATGGCGATCTGTAGGCGCTTCTGGTCCGTGAGGTCCAGCGTGTAGGGTTCCGTCTGCACGAGCACGCTGAGCATGGACTTGCGGCACGTCTCCCTGGCGGAAGTGCTCAGGTGCCGCGTGAAGTTCTGCGCGTGGTGGGCCACGCGGGCCACGAAGGCTTCACTAGTCTCGCCCCCGTAGCTGAACTGAGCATCTTCGTACAGGTCGGGGTCGGCGGTGAGCACGCTGTCCAGCACTTCGGCGTCCGTCACCTCCAACCGCAGCGCGCCGGCTAGGCGGTTCTGCGCCTCCCAGGTGTACTTGATCGTGCGGTCCTCGGTGAGGTCCACCTTGCTGAGCAGGTTGTACGTGTAGCGGAAGTTCTTGGGGGCAGTGTAGACGCGCACGCCCCGCAGATACAGGTGCTTGGACTCGCCGGGGAAGATCTGCACCCGCTCGCCAGTGAACAGCGGCGTGCCGCGATTCAGAATCACACTGTCCCGCTCGTCCCACGCCTTGGCGAACGCGTCGCCAGTGACGACGACCGTAGTTTCAGACGCGCTTGCGAAGTGCGGCTGATTCACACCCCGCTCCCAGCAGGATCCCTTCTCATCGAGCATGTTGCAGTACAGCTCGCGGAAGGCTTGCCACGGTTCCCAGGTCTTGCCGAGCTCGGTGGTGAAGCCAATGGGCTTACCGTTCATCGTCACGATGCTGAACTCATCGTTGCGAATCTTGGTGCGCTCGGTTCCGAACTCGTAGGTACACAGCCCCGAGTGGATGACGATGCTGCCGCCCAGGCGGAGAACCGCGGCGATGGCGTACTTCAGCCCTGTGCCGAAGAAGCCAATCGCCGTGGTCTTGT